AAAGACTTTCTTGAGATTGTAAACTTCTTTCAAAAGTATTCCATTGGAACATTAGAACCACGAGAGGTTTATAAATGGTATTGTGATATGCTTCCTAAAGGTAAGAGATTCAATAAATATATCAAAGGTAAGAAAGATAAGAAATACAATACCGAATTACTTGAAATAATGGTAACACACTTTGAATGTAGTAAATCACAAGTAAAAGATTATTTGGATTTAATCGCTAAAGATGAATTAATCGAGATATTAGAAAAGTATGGAATGAATGAAAAAACAATAAAGAGGTTATTAAAGTGAGCAATATAAAAGAAAACGACTTAACAATAACTGAAAGGGACTTGACAGTAACCAAACATCCAATTGTAGAACAAATGGAAAAAGAATGGCCTGAAATGACTGGTGAGTTTAAGAGGTTACAATCAGAACAATATGAATTGTTTTGTAGAAAACAACACGATTATGGTCCAAGTAACATTTCAGTTGGAACACAATTAATTACAGAAGATGAGATTAAGTTATCATTAACTGGGTTGTGGTTTAGAGTAAATGATAAAGTGCAGAGAATAAAAAATCTGTTAATGGGAAATAGAGAGTCAGCTGTAGATGAACCATTAGAAGACGCATTTTTAGATATGTCTAATTATGGTATTATGGCTACGATAGTAAAGAATAGAAAATGGGGAAAATAGAAATGAATCAATTAATACAAGCTGCGATAGATACATATCAAGCACAAAGAACAGAAGCATTGGCTCATTTGGATTTATTATTCAATGACGCTACAATGATTGGGGAACACTCAGATTTACTAACTGAAGTAAAGAAGTGGACAGAGAGTTTATCACAAGCTGAAGAAAACTTAGAAACATTGAAGAGAAACTTTGACTACAATCAATCCAAATAAAATAACCATAAGAGAAATATCAAAAAAGATAGCTAAAGATATGATTATAAAAAATCATTATAGTCACAAGTGGACAATGTGTAGATATGCACTTGGTGTCTTTTTTCAAACAGACAACGAACATCAGTTCTTTGATGAACAAGATGAGAGGTTGGCTGGTGTTGCTATCTATGGTTATCCTGTTGGACGAAGTGCTACAACATCAATATCACCTGAATTAAAGTCAGAAGAAGTATTGGAGTTAACAAGGTTGTTTATCTTTGATGACTATGGTAAGAATACAGAGAGTGTGGTTTTATCTAAAACATTCCAATGGTTAAAGGAAAACGCTAGTGAGATAAAAGCATTGGTAAGTTACTCAGATCCAGAACAAGGACACTTGGGTATTATTTATCAAGCAACGAATTGGATTTATCAAGGTAATAGTATTCGACTAATGCCTAATTATGCTATACGACTTACAGAAGATGGGGATTGGATGCACTCAAGAAATGTTACAACGAAGTTTGGTTCTCACAATTTAGAGAAACTAAAAAAGAAAATCGGACACACATTTTGGAGAAAAGAAGAACCTGAAAAACACAGATACTTATATCTGTTGTGTGGAAAGAAAGATAAGAAAAAGATTATGAATACATTAATACATAAACCTAAACCTTATCCAAAGGATGCTTATCAATTCTATCCAGAAGTGCAAACAATTGAAGTAGAATCAAAGGAGAGATTTTATGGGTAGAATATCATATAGTCAGTTATCAATGTTTTCAGAATGTCCATTGAGGTGGAAACTAAATTACATAGATGATGTAACAGAGAGAGAACCAAGTATCCATTTATTATTTGGAACAGCTATGCATGAAGTTATACAAACTTGGTTAGAAGTTATGTATCATGATAGTGTAAAGAATGCAAACAAATTAAATCTTGAACAAAGACTACACGATAAAATGATGGAGTTGTTTAAACAAGACAAAGAAACATATGGTAAGAACCCTTGCACATTGGAAGAGATGAGAGAGTTCTTTCAAGATGGTGTGGATATATTGGATTTCTTAAAAAAGAGAAGAGCTGATTATTTTAGTAAGAGAGGATACAAACTCATAGGTTGTGAAGTTCCAATTGATGTGGATTTGAAAAAGAATGTTAACATAGTTGGTTACTTGGATTTAGTTATATTGGATGAGTTTCACAACACGATAAAAATTTATGATATAAAAACATCCACTCGTGGTTGGAATAAATGGATGAAAAAAGATGAGAACAAAACTCAACAATTATTATTATACAAACAATTCTATGCTAAACAATACAATCATCCAATTGATAAAATAGAGGTAGAATACTTCATAGTAAAAAGAAAACTATGGGAAGAAGCGATGTTTCCACAAAAAAGAGTTCAGAAGTTCTCACCAGCTAGTGGGACTGTAAGTATGAATAAGGTGGCTAAGAGATTAAATACATTTTTAGATTTAGCATTTGATGATGAGGGTAATAGAATATCAGAAAACATAATTCCAACACCAAGTAAAAAAGCTTGTAAATGGTGTGAGTTTAATCAAACAGAATATTGTAATCAAGGAGTAAAATGAAAGTAGCTATAATAGGGAGTAGAAGATATGAAAACAAAAAGAAAATTAAAGATTTTGTATTTAAATTGAAACAACAATATGGTGACAAAACCATAGTTGTTAGTGGTGGTTGTAAACACGGAGCTGATAGATATGCTAAAAAATATGCATTAGAATTAGGATTACAATATGAAGAGTATCCACCATTTCACGAGGTTCATAACTTGTATTGTTCCTTACCTGAATCAAGATATGATAAACCATTTAGTATGAGAAACTTTTTTGCTAGAAACAAGATAATCGCTGGAACTGCAGATTTCATTGTAGCATTCATACCTGAGGGGGTTGAGGCCAATGGAACAATGAATGTATTGGAATATGCAAAAAAGTTAGATAAAAAAAGAATAATTATTTCATAGTTTTTTTATATTTGTATATATTTATATATGTAAATACGATGGAGAATAATTATGAAAAATACAAAATTAACATCGGTTAAAATATTAGAAACATTGTATGAACGATTCAAACTAAACACAGTCAACACAAAAATGACTTTACAAAAATTAACAAATCGTTCAGTTGATAGATTTTTAACAGATGAAAAATTCAGAGAAGAGATTGAAACTTATGATAATTTAATCGTGAGTGGAAGCAACTTTTAAATAGGAGAAAATAGGTTATGTCAAAAAAGAAAATATTACTCTTGTCAGATGACTTGAGAATGAACTCAGGAATAGCTACCCAGTCAAAAGAATTTGTAATGGGAACAATTCATAAATATGATTGGGCTCAATTGGGTGGAGCTGTTAAACATCCGGAACAAGGTAAAATAGTTGATATGTCGGAAGCTGCTAAAAACGATTGTGGTGTTGATGACGCATATTTAAAAATATATCCAATATCAGGTTATGGTAATCCAAATTTATTAAGAGAAGTATTGTCAATAGAAAAACCTGACGCCATACTACACTTCACAGACCCAAGATTTTGGATTTGGTTATACAATATGGAACACGAATTAAGACAAAATATTCCTATTATGTATTATAATATTTGGGATGACATACCTGACCCATTATACAATACAAATTATTACAGAAGTTCAGATATGTTGATGTCTATATCAAAACAAACCTATGGTATTAATAAAAGAATACTTTCTAAATATAATTACGAAGATTGGCAATTAGATTATGTCCCTCATGGAATTACTAACAAAAGAATATTTAAAATAGAAGATAAAGGTGACACGAAGTTCAGAGAGTTTGAACAAAAACATGGATTAGATAAATACAAATTTAAAATATTATATTTAAATCGTAATATCAGAAGAAAATCACCAGCTGATGTTGCTCTTGCTTACAAACATATGATGGACAAATTATCACCTGAGAAAAGAAAAGAATGTGTATTAGTTTGGCATTCACAAGTTTCTGATGAAAATGGAACTGATATGAGAGCTGTGTGTAAAACTCTTTTACCAGACTATCCAGTAATATTCACTCATGACAATCACCAAAATGGTGCTTTCAATGATGAAGAAATGAATTATATTTATAATTCTTGTGATGTTTATATCAATATGGCTTCCAATGAAGGATTTGGTTTAGGTAGTTGTGAAATGTTACATACGGGTGGTTGTATAGTGGTTAATGTAACTGGTGGATTACAAGACCAATGTGGATTCAAAAATAACAAAGGTGAATATCTAACTGCTGAAGAGTATGTAGAATTACAATC